TCCGACGCTGACGACGATATTCGATCCTGTTGAGAACGTACGTTACCAGACAGTGATATATCCTGAAGCTTACACGATCACGTATTTGGCCACATGGATCGACGCGCGTAAAAACGTTGCTAACGACGTCAAGGACGGGGTTGCTTTCATCTATAACAATGACAGCTTCGCCAACGTCAAGACGGCCGCGCTAGCGCGGAATAGCTCGGAGATCGTGTTCCTGCACAATGAAGCGCGTAACGACGCTTACTGGAAAGGGCCTCATTTCCTAGAAGCGCCAGATCAGATCTCGTCTCAGATGGGTGCTATTCGTGCGCTCAGATTCGAAACTGCACGACCAACGGCGGATGTCGTTTCGTCGATCGAGCCGCTTGATCAGTTCGGCGGTATCCATATGTGCACGCTGCCTTATTTTAACACGCGCTTCCAGAACCTTACACAGCCAGAACGTGGGACAGGTCTAACACAAGCTGAGCAAGGAAATTTGAATGACAATGGCGTCAGCGTGATAGGCGCCAATGAGTTCAATAACGCCATGCTAGCAGGAACGATCGTCACGACGTATCAAAACGACGATCCGGGCAACGAAGATGACACTTGGAAATATTTGAACTGGCGGGACACACACTCAGTCGTGCGCGAGTATTTCTTCGCCAACATAAAAAGGAAGTTTCAGCAATATCGCATGAGCACCGGCGATGCCATTCCCGGCTATGCAATAGCCACTGAGCAGCTCGTTCGGGACTATGCAATGCGGCTTTACATTCAGCTCTCCAATGTCAGCGTCACAGTCAAGGGCCAAGAGCAGATCAAGCGCTTCAGGGACAATATGGTCATCACTGCAAAGCCAGACCAGCGTCTCTTTGAGTGTTACTTCGATGTCCCGATCCTTTCTCAAGCAGAAACCTTTAACGGCGGCGTCCGATTTAATTTCGGCGTGACTGTCGGCACAACAGCTAACGTCTAGGAGGCTTAAATGGCGACCGCTGAGCAATTCCAAATACTTTCAACACCGGGTGTCTATGTAGACGGGCAGCTCATCAAAGTTGTCCCGAACAGCGTTCGTATGCCGGAGCCGGGTGAGCGCATGGTCATGGCTGTGTCAGCCGGTGGCGGCTCGGTATCTCACGTAGTCGGCGTCAATGCCGAGGCTCTTAAGGGTAGCGTGAGTTTTTCAATGTACGTGACTGGCGAGACCATTGCAGCCGTCGAGGGTTGGGTCGCGAAATCGAACCGGGCCGAGCCTGTTACAATTTCTGTAGTGTCCGCAGCTCGCACATCTAGCTTCGAAAATATGTGGCTGACGGAGACACCAGAGTTCGCGCACGAAACAGAAGGCCAAGTTGAGTTGACCTTCGAAGGCAATGTACCGGCTCACGCCTAACCAGAGAGCACAAATAAATCGGGGGATTTAGAAATGCCACAAGTCAAAGGGATCGAGCTTGCAGAATTCAAGTACCCTCACCAGGGCGGATATGAGACCGCAACGTGGGTCATTCTGCAAGCTCCGGGCTTGCGCCAGTACGGCGTTCACAACCGAATGACAGCATACATCATGCAAGCTTTTCGCAGCATGAAGAAAGACAATTTGATCGATGATCCATCACCAGATGACCCGATCAACCCGACAGCTGACCAATCAGAAGACGATAACTCTGACCAGATCATGGGCATGCTCGCGTTCGGCCTAGCCAACGAGCCGCAAGCCTATGAGAAGCTTTGCAATGATGTCCGGTCACTGCTGACAAACAACCCCACCTTATGCCGTATCGAAGGCACAAACGCTCCCATTTCAGACGAGGCGTGGGAGCATATCGCCGATACTAACGGGCTAAACGGGATCAACAGAATCCTATCGGTGTTTGTGTCTTTTTTTATGGATCAGACGGCTACCCCGTCACAGAGCGCGAATGGGCCAGACAGGTCAACTACCTATGCCTCGCCTACGACGGAGCGCTCGATGTTGGGTACGCCACCACGTGTTCACAACGCGAATTGAGATGGCTGCAGGAAGACCTTAGACGCTACTCAAAAGCCGTTGAAGCAGATCAAAAGAAGCGGATTAAGCGATGAAATTTACAGTTGAATATCTGTTCAACCTTCGTGACCGCTTCAGCTCGAAAGCTGGCGCGATGGCGCGAGCATCGGCGAAAGCACGCTCGTCGATCCACGCTACAGGTTCCGCTTTCAACAAAATGGAGGGCGACGCTAACAGAGCAGGCGTAGCGGTCAACAAATTGGCTACGCGCATGCGATCTCTCAACACTGTCAGTCGTAGCATTCGGTCAGGCGGTTTGGGCGGCGTCATGACGGGCGTCGGCGGGGGAATGTTATCGCATCGGGTAACATCTACTTTGTTGAACTACGAAAAGGCCATGAACGAGGTGATGTCAAATATGGTGCGAGCCTTGGGACCTGACGGCGAGGCTCTACTAAAAGGCGTGGAAGGAGGAGCGGAAAAGTCCGCCGCAATGATCGCTAAGTTGCGATCCGAAACGCAGAGGATCGCGCAGGTATCGAGATTCTCTCCAACAGAGGTTGCTGGCGGTTTGCTTGAGCTCGCGCGAGCGGGCTTCGAAGCCAAAGATGCAATGCAGATGCTGCATCCTGTCATGCGACTAGCCGGTGCTGCAAATCTTGACGCGGCTAGGTCCACTGACATCGCAACCAATATTCAAAAGAATTTCAAGATAGAGAATGATCAAACCGCCAAAACAGTCGACCTTCTGGCTATGGCGGTATCCAATACCAACATGAACATCTCGCAGCTTGGCAAGGCGATGGAATACGCGGGGCCGTCGTCGTTTGCCTCCGGCAGATCGCTGCAAGAGACCGTTGCGGTAATTATGAGTTTGGCCACAGTCGGTCAGAAAGCCTCAAAGGCAGGCACCACTATAGCTCGTCAGCTAGAGAGCCTATACAAAAAGTCGGGGCCAGCAACGAAAGCGCTTAAGGCAATCGGCCTTACGCAGGATGATTTTTTGACGCGGGATGGTCAATCCATACCGTTTGTCGACATTCTTCAAAAGTTCAACCAAGCCAGCAAAACGTTTGGTAACAAGAAAGTTCTGTCTGCGATTCAGGCGCTTATGGGCTCGCGAGGCGGCCGAGGCGCAAAAGTCCTTAAAGACATGATTCCTCTGATCCAGAAGAATATGAAGCTGCTTGCCTTAGCGGAAGGGCGAGCAAAATTGATGGAAAGAGTGATGATGTCGGGCGTCTACGGCGCCTACGAGCAGATGCGCGCTTCTCTAATCGAGCTCGTTATAAAACTTGGTGACTCTGGGCTTTCTGATGTTTTGACGAAAGCAGCCGACGCTGTGAAGTCAGTAGCAAATGCGATTAGTAAACTATCACCAGAAACAAAAAAGTTTCTTGCCTACGCTCTTGCTATAACTATGGCGCTGTCAGCGCTAATCATTCCTCTAGGCATTTTTGCTATGGCTCTCGGAGCCTTAGCCCCAGCGGCTGCTATGGCAGCATTGGGCCTGAACCGCATCGCAAGAATTGCAGCACTGCCATTTTTTGCAACGATAGGGGCTGCTGCTGGCTACATGGCGCGGCTAATCGCAGGACTTGTGCAGTTAAGTCCCAAGGCAACCAACAGCATATCAAAACTTGTTCGCGGATTTGCCGGATTCACCGCTATTGGTTTGGCTATACAGGGGGTCGTAGAATACTTCTCAGAAATCAAGTCGTTTTTCTCAGGGTTTTTCTCTGGAATAGCAGAAAACTGGGAAGGCTCCGAATTGCAGCGACTTTTCTCTTGGTTGAGCGGTACACTAGAGAGCATAGTCAAATACCTTGCTGATCTGATGGGTTTTGAATTTAAGTCTGACGGCCTCACAGCATTTTTTGAAGCTGGTGCAGCAGCAGCGAAAATCCTACTCAATCCTCTGGAAAGTATCAGGAAAGCGTTTGAATATCTTCTCGGGCTGTTGGGTAGCTCCTTGGGCCTAACAGGGGACGCTCGAGCAACAGCGTCGACTGCTGGAGCGAAACTTGGCTCGACGGCTGCGCTCAAAAACGCAACATCTGTCCAGAAAAGACAAGCCGCTATGAACGCTATGTTGATGCGTCATGAAAAAGCGAAGCCATTATCTTTTGAAGGCGTTCAAAAATACCGAGTTCAATCGACCGTCGATGTCAATTTTACAAACCCGACAGTCAACGTGAAAGTCGATGCAAGCGGCGTAGCAAATCGCCAGGTTCCATTGCCTGCTAGAGTGCAACCAAGGGGAACATCTACTGCTCTTCCAGGCGTGGAGAGCGGCTTATGAGGTTGGATCGCATTAAGCGCGCTACATTCCGAGGCGCTTCCATATTAATACCCGAGGACACGGTCGAGGGCGGCCGCAATACCATCGAGCACAACTATCCCGACAGTAATCGTCGCTGGCTCGAAGACAACGGCGCTATGGTGGACAATTACAGAGTCCAAGGCATCGTTAGAGACTCTGAAGTGGGCGCGCTCAAAGCTGCATTAGATCGACCTGGCGTCGGTACTTTAAATCATCCTTGGCTTGGCCGCGCACGCGTAGCAGTCATGGGCCGATATTCGATGGTTCGGTCCGACCAGAATTTGGGATTTTTTAAAGTCGACATCCCTTTCGGAAAAACAGCTCAGACGGGTCTTACAATACGGGTCAAGGCGATACCGTCAACAGTCACAAGTAGAGCGTCAGACGGTGTATATTTGGCTCTAGAGAAAATGGGGAGCGCTTGGCGATGATATCCACGCGATCCGTTTTGGCTGATGCTATCGTGCTCGTGGCCGACGAGCTTATCACGCAATTCGGAGACGCTGCTACGACAGCTAAGCTCATCAAGTCACAATCTGCATCGCTGGTTGATCGGCCCTCAGACTTGGGCGATATGCTAGCTGAAGCTTTCCGAGAGCCTTTCGAGTCCGACATATCACAGATCCGTTTAGTCAATGGGTGCAAGCGGGTCATAACTTATGCCGTTGATGCAATGAGCGCTGATGCTGATGCGATCAATCCAACGACATATGATCTGGAGATCAGAAAAGACAATCTAACCCTGTTCGCTGACACAATAAGAGCATCGGTCTTTTGTGATTTGGCGGACGCCATGGCTGGCCGCGATTATCAGACAGCCGAAGAAGTTTCGGCAGACGAAAACTACTTGAGCGATCTTTTTGGCCAAGTGCAAGCCTCGTCGCTTGATGGCGAAACGCTTCGATCGATGTCACAAGTTTTCGTGGCTGCCACAGAAGTCTTAGGTGAGCTTGAGCTACGGTTGCCGAGTATCATCGATGTTGAGATCAGCGAACTACCGGCTTCGACCTTAGCTTATATGCTTTACGACGACGATGATCGCGTTGATCAAATCGTTGCACTAAATCCATTGGCTAATCCCATTTTGTACGCTGGCACAGCTAAAGCGTTAGTGGAGCCGCTGTGATGGCAGTAGTCACAGTCTCGTTCAACGGATCTCCCTACGGTGGCTGGAAAGAGGTCGAGATCACCAACCAATTCGACCAGGCTGTCGGTGAGGCGACTGTTCAGATGTCGATGACTCCTTATAGTGAAAATTTTCCCTGCCAGCTGGGCGATGTTGCGATTATTACAATCGACGGTCGACCTGTAGTCACCGGCCATGTTCATACGGTAAGCGGCTCTGATGACTTTGGTTCTCACAACGTTCGAATCAATATTCGTGACAAGACGCAAGATCTGGTTGACTCAACTATTGGACCAAAACAAGAGGTAAAGCCGCCAGCTTCTTTAAAACGCGTTTGCGAAGACACGCTCAAAAAAATGAAGCTCAAAATCGGCGTCGTGGACAAGGTCTCTCCGCAGAATTTCAATCCTGCGGAGATGATCAAGGGCTGGATCGACGATCGAGGTCACAACTACTTAGACAGATATGCTAGGGCCCGTCAGTGTCTGCTTACAACAGATGGCAAGGGCAATCTTGTAATCGACCGAAATCAGAAGCGGCGCGGGGCTCAAGCTTTGTTTCGTGGTCGGGAAGATAACCCCGCCAACAATATCGAAAAATCATCTTTTGAAGTGAGCGACGCCGGACGCCACAACGAACACAGCGCAGCTGGTCAAAAATCTCCGAACGATCGCAAACACTGGGAGTCAAAATCCAAGGGGGAAGCCTCGGCGCAATCTAACCCTGTGTCCAAAAATTTAGGGAGAGGTGTAGACACTTCTGTCCGTCCAGAGCGCAAGCAGCACTATAGGGGTGGGATTGGCGTTGAGGGAAAAACGCCGGAAGACGCAGCCAAGTGGAGAGCTAGCGTCGCTCGCGGGCGCGGCGTCGATTACACAGCCACCGTCTCTGGTTTTTATTGCAACGGCCAGCTCTGGTGGCCCGGCTACATAATACCAGTCAGTGATTCACACTGGAATCTATCAACTGAAATGCTGATCAAGTCGGTGACGCTGCGAAAGTCTTTCGATGGGGGGGAGACCACTGAAGTCAAGCTCACAGAGAAAAATGCGTTTTCGAACGAACCAGAGGCAAAAAAAGAGACCGGCCGGACCGGCAAGGGCGGCATCGGCAACACGCCGCCAGGAACTTATCCAGACGGGGGTGTCTGATGACAGACAGGAATATGTTTTACGCAGAATTGATAGAGGTCAGCGCAGACAAAGGCCCTTACATGCTGGCGCGAGCTGCTGCTGACGGCGATGAGTTTGACGTCAGAATTCACAATCAACACGGAGTGGCAAGCAACCCGCTAAAAGGCTCGCTGATATTGGTCAACTGTCCTGACGGCGATTTAGGGAAAGCGGTGGGGATGATCGAACCGCCGCCGGCCGACAGGATCGACCAGCAGAAAGAAGGCGAGGTCAGGATCAAGAATCTCAAATCAGGCAAGCAGCAAACCGTCGAGCTTGATGATGATGGCAACATTCTCATGACGAGCCCGAACGGCATAATCCATATCAATCCTACGTAGAGGCGTAGAGGCATGCCACTAATTGCACGACTTGGAGACACATCAACACACGGCGGCGCGATCATTACGTCGGCCAGTAAAAGCAAGTGCGAGGGCGAACTGATCGCACGCAAGACAGACATCCTTGATTGTCCGATCCATGGGCCAAATCCGATTGTAGAGCACTCGACCAAGATGCTGTGTGAGGGGCTTGAGGTGGCGCGGCACGGTGATGCGACTGCATGCGGGGCTAGGCTGATCTCCGGCGCAACAAAGAGCTTTGACGAATGACAAACGCCCCAACAGACATAGCTTATGAGCAAGATGTTGACGGTATTTTCGATCTAACCGTTGATGCTGACACGCGTGACTGGAGCATGACGCGAGGGCTAGACTCGGCTCTCTTCGTCTCGATCTTTTCTGACGCGCGGGCATTTTCCGACGAGGTAGCTGATCCAATGCGCAGACGCGGCTGGACCGGCGATCTGGTTTCTGACGTCCCTGAAGATCGTCACGGGTCGACACTTTGGTTTTTCGAGCAGGCGAGATCTGATCGGTCGGAAGACATCAGGCAATCTGTTTATGACTCTTTGGAATGGCTCATAGATGTCGGTCTCATAACCTCTCGCGAGGTTTCTGTCGCGCCTAGTCCAGCATCCCGACTAATGGAAATACAAGTAACTCTCTACCTAATCTCTGGCGGCTTAATTCGCCGAGCTTTCACAATTGCTCAAAACACTCAAGCTCGAGTCTTAGCGGATATCTGATGCCCTTAGAAATACCAACACGATCAGAAGTTACGTCCCAAGGTCAAGCGTATGTCCGCACGGACGCACCGGAGCTTGATCCGTCGACGTCCCGCCGGTCCTACGTTGGCGGCATGGTCAAGGCGTTTATGCTTGCCCTGCATGACTGGTACGTGGCGCTGAGAAAAGCCACTCTCGAATTTTTCCCGCAGACGGCGACAGGCGGATCTGCTGATGGTTTTCTTGAGAATGGCTGGTGGGTCGATATCACCGGCCTGACGCGCAATCCCGCATCAGCTGCGCAAGGCCGAATAGCGATCACCGGAACGGCCGGCACATCACTGCCTACCGGATCAACTCTCACGGCAGGAAATCAAAGCTATACCGTTGACTCAGCGATAGGTATCGCCGCGCAGACGCTCACAATATCAAGCCTGACAAGATCCGGAACGACGGCAACAGCCGAGACGGCGGCGTCTGAACACTTCCTAGCCACTGGAATGTCGGTTGTTATTTCAGGGGCCACGGAAAGCGATTACAACGGGACGCACACGATAACCGTGACGGCCGCCAATGAATTCACCTTCACCGTGTCTGGCTCCCCTACGACGCCAGCAACGGGATCGCCGATCGCGTCGGTTACTTACGGCATTGGAGATATCACGTGTGGCGTGACCGGAATTGCAGGCAATCTCGACGCTGGCGCAACTCTTACGATCTCATCGCCACCTGTCAACGTAGATGCAACGGCCTACGCTACTTTTGGCGCGATTGCAGGCGGCGCGGCGCAGGAGGCAGTTGAAACCTACCGCGAGCGCATCATTGAAGCGCTGGGCACAGACTACGGCATGTTCTCTGCTGCGGAAATAAAGATTGTCGCCAAGCAGATCGCTGGCGTTACAAGGGTCTGGGTCACGGAGGCAACGGAAAACGGCACGAACGGCGTTCTGGAGGGGCAGGTCAAAATAGCGTTTGTGAGAGACAATGACTCGAACATATTTCCATCTGGCGCAGAAGTGGCGACGGTTAAAAACCATATTGTTGACTTGATAAAACCAGCCCACACGGCAACCGAAGATGTCGTGGTTCAATCCCCCGACGCCTTGGCGGTGCCAATCACGTTCACCGCACTATCGCCCGACACACCCACAATGCGTGCCGCGATAATTGCGCGACTGACTCAGTTATTTAATGAGGCCGTGACCTATGAGACGGACATTCCGCTGATCGATATCGAGTGCACAATCAAGGACGCTTACAGCGTAGAGGACAGGTCCGCCCCCGTCACGTTCACGCTGTCGGCGCCTGCTGGGGCGACAACAGTTTCGACAAATGAATTGCCGATTCTCGGAACGGTGACTTGGCCATGAGCAGGAGTTGGATGATAGCGCGAGACGCGCATCCGAGTTTGTTAGCGCACACTCCGTCGGGTTGGGCGTGGAGTGGGTTCCGGGTTCCGGGAAAGACGGCTTATCGCTTTTGGAAGGCTGTTGCGACCTCGCTCACGGATGCGTGGCAAGCACTGTTCGACATGGCCTACCAAGTCGATTATCGCACGGGAACGCAATTTATAGGTGAGTGGCAGGATGCACTATCTTTGCCAGACCCGTGCTTGCCTGATGCTGTGACGCTTGCGGAAAAGCGAGCGCAGATTCAGTTTCGACTTGATAAACGGCGATGGACAACCGCTGCGGACTGGCAGGCTTTGGCGCTTCTGTTCGGTCTGACGATCACCATAACGCCTGGTTGGTGCGTTCAGAAGCCGGCGCTGTTTGATGCGTGTCTGGATTCGTATTTTTTCGACTTCGAAAAGCTTGGGCGTTTTCGTGTGTACGTCGACATCACTGGCTGCTCAGGCGAGGGGTTCGATTATGACTATGACCATGAGTTTCCTTCTGATGATCCGAACTGCTTGGACTTTATGTGTCTGCTTCAGAGGGTTAAGCCGGCCAACGTGGTCATCATCTGGAATCAGGACCCGGCTGGCTCGGGGTGGTTGACTTGTGGCGAAGATTATTGCGGATAGCGAGGAGCTGATCTAACATGTGGGATATTCCATCCAAAGTCGCTAACTCTGGCGCAACGATCGCCGGCAAGCACTTGCACAGCGAATTTAATAACCGACAGGAAGAGTTAGAGAAGTTCATAACGCATGTTGGTATCGCGCTAACATCTTATCCAGCTGACCCGAACACAACACCTGACACCAACGAAGAGATGATGGCAGAGGCTGCAAGCCGTGCAGCATCCCTCGGTATCTATGCGACGGATAGCGGCGCGGCTGATGCCTATGTGCTATCGATTTCCGGGAGTGTTGTTGCTCCGAAGGCGCTCGTAACCGGCCTACGCGTCAGATGGAAGCCGGACAATACTAACACAACCTCATCCACTGTTAATGTTTTTGGCCTCGGCGCAAAAGCGGTTCGCACGTACGAGGATGAGGATCTGTCAGGCGGTGAGCTCATCGCCGACCGCGAAACGTCAATGACTTACGACGCAAGTGCAAACAGCGCATCTGGCGCGTGGGTTCTTGATCCTTGGGCGCAAGTTAATGACGACAATCATGGATTTGTCACAATCACATCGTCAACGACGTTCAACCCGGCAACCTACGGCATACCGACGGGGAAAAATATCCTTGTCATGTTGTGGGGCGGCGGCGGAGGTGGGAGTTCAATTCAGAGTTCGTATGGAGCGGGCGGAGCTGCAGGAGGGTTTGCGGCTAAGATCACGCCAGCCGCAAGCATTTCGGTAACAATTGGCGCGGGTGGTGCTGGTAATAATTTTGGAGTCTCTGGAGCTGCCGGAGGCACAACGTCTTGGGGGGGTGTTTTCTCTGCTATTGGCGGATCAGGCGGTGCGGCTGGTCCAACAGCAGCGGGCTACGGTTTGGGCGGCGATATTAACATGTCTGGCACGCAAGGGGAGGATATTTTGGGGCCCAGCACCCCGACTGCAAGGGGGGGTGCTGCTCCATTCTTCGGGCACGGCTTGCTCAATGTGACATCATTTCCCTATGGGTCAGGCGGCGCCGCCGAGTCAGCAACGCCAACAGTCTATGCTGGCGCGCCGGGATTGTGCGTCGTAATTTACTGAGGAGATCGTCATGACGCAGAGATACGCACGGATTGAGGACGGTATTGTAATTGAGGTAATTGATCTCGATGACGAGGCCAATATCAACGATTATTTCCCGCCGAGCTTGGGCTTTACCACATGCCCCAATCACGTCGAAGCCGCTTGGAATTACGACGATACAGGTTGGACGGAGCCATCTCCGATCACGCTCACAAATGAACAGAAGGTTGCCGGGATAGCAGTTGAGCGAGCACGACGTCTATCCGGAGGCTTTGAGTATGACTTTGAAGATGCTCGCGGAGTTGTAAGAATACCAACAACGCCGGACGACATGAAAGGTTGGCATGAGGTGACAATAAAGGCTCAAGCTAAAATCGCGCTAGGTAAGAGTGGTGAGACCTTTGCGATATATCCCCAACTGACCCCGGTGATGATTACATCGCTTGAGTGGATGGAAATTCTTGAGGCCGCCGACGCGTTTCGGGAGCCAGTATGGTTGGCATCTTTTGAAATTCAAGCCTCAGATCCGATACCGGACAACTTTACTGACGATTCATATTGGCCGTAAGGGAGCAGGTCTTTTGTTGCGCGTAACCTGAAGGGGGATGAGATTTACAATTGAGAATGACCTGCTTTTCTTGGATGGGAGGCAGGTTGAATACCGCCCAACACCAAATGTCGGCGGGAGAATGAGCCCACGTATTGGCGTGGTGCATGAGACGGCGAGTTCATCGCTCGAGGGAACGGTTAGCTGGCTTACGAATAAGAAATCACGGGTTAGCTGTCCGATTGTTATCGGTCGTAAAGAGGGCGAGATTGTCCAGCTCGCCCCTTTCGATCGTGTCACTTGGCACGCTGGTAAATCTAAGTGGCGAGATTGCAACGGCTGCAACCACATCTCGATTGGCGTCGAACTGGTCGGGCCAGGTAAACTCATCAAGACCGGCACAAACGCGCGAGCGTGGTTCGGCACCAAATATCCCATTGACGCTCTTGGGCTTGAGCACATCAAAACGCGTGCGCACGGCGACGGTTGGTGGATGAAATTCACCGACTGGCAGTTGCGCGCGAACGAAGCGCTTTGGATCGCATTAGTTGACCATTACAGCCTTGAAGATGTGGTCGCGCATTGGGAGATTTCACCGGGCCGGAAAGTTGACCCAAACCCGACATTTGACATGGAAGAGCTGAGATCTGCTGCATTCGGTGTCGCCAGCGATCAGAGCTCACCGGAGACGTCGTTTTCTCCGCTCCTGGTAGGATCGCGCGGTCGGGACGTCGAACTCGCTCAGAGGCGCTTAAAAGAGCTTGGTTATGATCAGGTTGGTGAAGCCGACGGCATTTATGGCCCGATGACGCGCGCTGCAGTGCTTGCGTGGCAGGCTGAACAGGATCGGGCAACAACCGGCAAGCTTGAAATCGAAGGCTTCAAAGAGCTTCTCGGCTCGACTGCCAAGCCTATGGCGGTTGGTGAAGTGTCGGCCGCCAAGAAAGCAAAGCGCCAGAATTCTGCCCGCAGCGCTGAAGCGGTCGCAGGAATTTCGTTTGCATCATTGATCGCCGAAAAAGCGTCGACAGAAGTCGTTGGCGTCTCGCTTTGGGGGATGATCAAAGAAGGCATGAGCGAAGCGATAGGCGCCGTCGGCCAGGTCAAGCAGCTAGGGCTATCTATCAACGCCGAAACGGCTCTTTACGTCCTCGCTGGCGTTGTCAGCATCGCGATATGGCGCTGGGCTCGCCAAGCAAGGGAGGGCTGAACATGAAAGTATCATTACTCGAAAAGCACGGAGTCGCCGTCTCTGAATTCTTTTGGTCGATCGTCTGGCGCATTGTCGTTGGCTGGAATCGGTTTTGGTGGATGTTTTCGGCGCGATCAATCAATGGATTGATAGGGGGATTTAATATGCCGTCAGTTGCCACGCTCGTTTTATGGCTGGCCATGATCGCGGTTCCGGCCGGTCTGACATACATCAACCTGAAGATTGAGCACGCGGCGGAAGTTGAGAGAGTGAAGGCTGATCGGGACTCGCATTGGCGTCAAGAGATCGCAAAGATTCAAGACGCTCTGAACTCAGACGCCGATCGTAAATTCGCCGACGCCAGGGAAGCGGAAGCTGCTGTCAAAGACCCAACAACAGACGAAGAGTTGATTGAAATCTGCAAGCGTTCTGCGTCATGCCGATCGAGAGGGGAATCGGAATGAGATTGATCGTTTTGATGATGGTGGCCCTAGTTGTGGCGGGCTGTGACACGGCGCCAAAACCTTCGGTTAAAGTGAAGATAGTTGGCGATAGTTACTGCAAAATCGGTGAGAAGTGGAAGTGGGATATCAAGGACACCAAGCCAACAATAGCGCAAGCGCGCAGAGTTAACGCCAAGTATGATCGAATTTGCAATTCCAGAAAAAAAACAAAATCGTGATCACTGGCCGCCTCCCTTCGGCCTAGTGAGAGCGTGCCGTCCCCGGCCGCTCAACCGTGCCCGCCCACAGGTCCCCCGCCGGTGGGCGGGCCTTTACATTTAACTGCAGAAGGAATCTTAAAATGCCAACGGTTGGAAATAAAAAATATGCTTACGACAAGGCTGGAATCAAAGCCGCAAAGAAAGCGTCTGAAAAGTCTGGAAAGCCTATGCGCAAAGCTCCAGAAAAAAAGCGCGCAAAAAAATGAGCGAGAAAGATCCTAGATTAAAGCGCTACGGCTTGTCAGATTACAATGCGCCGAAGCGCACTCCGGGACATCCTGAGAAAAGTCATGTCGTGCTGGCGCGCAGCAAAGGGGTAACAAAGCTAATCCGGTTTGGCCAGCAGGGCGTCAGGGGGTCTCCAGACGGATCTGCACGTAACAAGTCTTTTCACGCCAGACACGCAAAAAATATCGCCAAGGGACGTTTGAGCGCTGCTTGGTGGGCTGCTAAGGTTAAATGGTGATCACATGCAGAAGCGAGGACTATATGCTAACATCCATGCAAAACGAAAACGAATAG